CTCTTTCCCTACACGACGCTCTTCCGATCTATCGGCTTCCACGCTCAGGGCAACTACAGCACCGCTGTGGGAGAGAGCTACGCCATTATGGGCATGAAGCTGTGGGCTGAGTATCTGGATGGAATTGCCAAGATTACTGTTTCGGTGGGGGGTTAATAGGGTCTGACACCTTAACGCTATTCCCCAGCAGTCAGACCCTATTGGGGAAACAGGTCTACGATTTGGTCGGTGATGATCTGGCGGTAAAGGCTGATGGCTCTGTGGTTGGGACATTCCATTATGTCTCCGACTATACAGAGTTTAGTAGCGTCCCGGAGGAACAGAGCGGGTATTATTTCCCGTTCCACCTGACCAAGACAGGGACCAAAATGACATTCAAGAAAAACGGTTCTCCAACAAAGGAAAACATCCCGTTTGACGCAGATATTGTTTTCAGGGTGAGCAAGGATGACACTTTCGAGGTGCTTGTTGATGATTCCAGCGTGGTGAAATTTACCTTTACAGGGGCAATCTTTGAGCCACAAGGCAAGGCCAAAGTCCGGTCAAAACGATAAAAGGAGGGCGGCGTGATGCTGGAAGAAGTTTTGCAGAGCCTGAACAACTGGTTTCTGGTGCCTGACGGCATCCACACCGGAGAGTTCACGGTGCAGGACGGGCGGCTCACGCTGCCCTTTCTGCAAACAGGACAGTATTTCCGGGTGGTGGGGTCTGTCTTTAATGACGGGCTTCACCAATACCCGGCCACAGACATGACCGGCGAGACGTTCACTGGCGCTGTATGGGCGCTGGCGGTCCCAAAGGCTGTTATTACTCTAAGCGAGGAAATAGCGGCCTGGAACGAAAAGAACGGAACCCAAGGGCCGTACACGTCGGAATCGTTTGGTGGCTACTCCTACAGCAAGGCCACCAACGCCAGCGGTGTAGTCGTTGGCTGGCAGGATGTATTTAAAAGCCGGCTGAACGCATGGCGGAGGATTGGAGGGATTATATGAGCTTGTTAGACGATTTTGCCCATTCATGCGTGCTGATGGAAAAAAAGCGCGTGCCAGACGGTGCAGGCGGGTACATCGTGGAGTGGACAGAGGGCGCGGAGTTTACCAACTATCAGGCGCTGGACACCTCTATGGAGGCCCGGAGAGCGGAAAAGGAGGGCGTGACAAGCCTCTACTCCGCGCTGGTGGACAAGGCCGTGCCCATTGAGTACAACGACGTATTCAAGGACAAGACCACCGGTGAGACGTACCGCGTGACCTCCAACCCAGAGGATAAGCAGGCCCCTCGTTCCTCCACGCTGCCGCTAAAATACTTCACTGCGGAGAGGTGGACGCTAACCACATGATAGTGAATGTTCTCGGAACAGAATACACCATCGAAATCAAGAAGTACGCCGAAGATGAAGCATTTGAGCGGCGCAGCATTGATGGGTATTGTGATTGGCTAACAAAGAAAATTGTGGTTTGCGATATGTCCACGTACAAAGGATGGGAGCATGAGACAAAAGAAACCATTTCAGCCTCTGAGAAAAAAACGCTCCGCCATGAAATAGTCCATGCGTTCTTTGATGAAAGTGGGCTTGGAAGCAACACATTTTCTGTTGATGGGCCGTGGGCCACTAATGAGGAAATGGTGGATTGGATAGCAGTACAGGGCCCGAAAATCTATAAGGCATGGCAGGAGGCAGGGGCAGTATGACAAAAAATAAAGCCCTGTATGCCTGGTTCAATGAGTTTATGCCGTTTTACCGGGCCAGCTCTGTGACTGACGACGTGTTAATGCCCTACGGCACCTACGAGTACACCGATGGGGCTTTTGACTCCGGGGAGATTGGCCTGACCATCAACCTGTGGTTCCGCACAGAGAGCGAGGCAATCCCAGACGAAAAGGCGCAGGAATTGTCCAAGCGCATTGGTTACGGCGGCGTGTACATCCCCTGTGACGAAGGATATATTTGGCTGAAACGGGGCTATCCATGGTGCCAGAGCCTCACATATGAGGAAGATCCCGCAATTAAACGAAGATACATAAATATTACTGCTGAATATCTGACATTCAGCTAGAAAGGAGGCCCACATGGGCAAATTTACTGTAATCCCGCAAAGCACATTCGAGGAAATGCAGCTTGACGCGGGCGTGATTTTGAAGAAGTTCACCCCAGCGACACCGACGGCTCCGGCAGATGAAGATATTGTATGCCCGACCACCGGCGGCATCAATATTTCCTGTGTTCCTACTTACTCCGACTTGGGGGAGGATGTGGACAATTGCCCGGTCAACACCAAAGAATTGAAGCATCTGGACGGTTGGGAGTGCAAAGTGTCGTTCACCTCCCTTGGTACATCCACGGCTAGTATCAAGCTGGCCCTGGGCGCGGCTGACGTGACTGGAAATAAGATCGTGCCCCGGCGTGACCTGAAGCAGACGGACTTTTCCGACCTCTGGTGGGTAGGAGACCGAGCGGACGGCGGCATGGTTGCCGTGTGCCTGAAAAATGCACTGTCTACCGGCGGCTTTACGCTCCAGACCACGAAGAACGGCAAGGGGCAGGTCTCTGTGGAGCTGACCGGCCATGTGTCCATTGACGCGCAGGACACTATGCCCATGGAGTTTTACAGCGCCGCGCCTGCCGGGGAGGAAAGTACCTGATGAAACTGTCTGAACTGAGCACCGAGCGGGCAGCGGACGTGCTGTGCGAGGTTACGCCCTATATTGCCAATATCACCGGAGACAAGGCCCTCCTGGATGAGCTTGCAATCAAGTTTGACAGCAAGGGGAAAAGCGTTGCGGAGCTTTACACCTTCTCGGCCCATAAATACGCTCAGCTTGTCCCAATTCTGCTGAAAGACCACCGGGCGGACGTGTTCGGTGTATTGGCGGCGCTGAACGAAACTACAGCGGAGCAGATTGGAAAACAGAAGGTCATGGAGACCATCAAGCAGGTTGGTGAGCTGTTCCGAGACAAGGAGTTGCTGGATTTTTTCAAATCGTTTGGGCGGGAGGAAAAGAGCGAGTAATCCTCTGCCTGCTAGCCGTGCGGGGCATGGGGGTGCGGACCATCCTGGCGGCACTCCCTGCCCTCATCAATCAGGCGGAAAAAGAACAAGCGTACCGGGTTTATGTAACAGACGCCTTGAAAATCATCGGGGAAAACACGGCGAAATACGCTGGCGGTTCTTATATGAAGGTCAGATACCTGGATGTTGAGAACCCGAAACCAGAGGAAACCAGAACACCGGAAGAAGTAATTGCACACATGAAACAAAAAATCGCCTCTGTCTAAGAGTTGACAGGGAAGGGCTAAGTGGTGCCGTGAAAGGAGGCGGCACTCATTAACCTATTTGATTTATTCGCAAAAATCAGCCTGGACACCGGGGACTATGAAAAGGGTCTTGAAGATGCAAGCGGTAAAACGTCGTCCTTTGCGGATAAGCTGAAAAATGGCCTTGCAACAGCGGCAAAGGTTGGAGCGGCCGCTTTGACTGCTGCTGCATCTGGTGTTGCATTTCTTACAAAAAGTTCGCTTGAACAATACGCTGAATATGAGCAGCTTGTGGGTGGCGTTGATACGCTGTTTAAGCAGTCGGCTGATATTGTTCAGCAGTACGCCGATAACGCCTACAAAACGGCAGGCATGTCGGCAAATGAGTACATGGACACCGTGACTAGCTTTTCCGCCTCACTCCTGCAAGGTTTAGGTGGTGATACCGCAAAGGCGGCGGAGGTGGCGAACCAGGCCATCACTGACATGTCCGACAACGCTAACAAGATGGGCACAAGCATGCAGATGATCCAGAACGCCTATCAAGGGTTTGCCAAGCAGAACTATACCATGTTGGATAACCTAAAGTTAGGCTATGGTGGCACTCAGGAAGAGATGGCCCGGCTTATTAACGATTCTGGGGTTTTGGGCGATGCGTTTGTCGCCACGGCCAACAATATCAATGAAGTGTCATTTGACAAAATCATTGAGGCCATCCATGTTGTGCAGACCAACATGGGGGTTACGGGCACCACAGCGGCGGAGGCGGCCAGCACCATTGAGGGCAGTGTTGCCTCGGCAAAATCGGCGTGGACAAACCTTATAACAGGCATTGCGGACGAAAACGCCGATCTTGATACACTGATCGGGAATTTTGTGACAAGCGCTGAGACAGTGGCGGGGAATGTTGTCCCTCGTATCACACAGATTTTGTCTGGTATGGGGACAGCTATTGAGCAATTGGCTCCCATTCTTGCGGCAGAGGTACCAACGCTCATTGCTTCCGTCCTCCCGTCCATCGTGAACGGCGGGGCGCAACTACTTGTTGGACTTGTGACAGGGCTCGTCAGTGCTCTTCCGCAACTGGTGGCAGCAGTTCCGGGGATTATTGATACGATGATCACAAGCATATCAGAGGCGCTTCCACAAATCCTAAATGTGGGAGTGCAGCTTCTTGATCAGTTGACCACCGGTATTGAGACGGGTCTGCCCGATATGGTGTCCCGCATTCCAGAAATCATCACACAATTTCTGAATTACATCACAGAGCAGCTCCCAACGGTTCTTGACAAGGGTGCGGAACTGCTGAACAATCTCGTGAACGGCATCCTCGGGGCCATACCGGAAATGACTGCGGCCCTACCGGAAATCATCACCGCCTTTGTCCAGTTCATCACGGACAACCTCCCGACGATTATTGAATCGGGAATCAACATCCTTTTAAACCTAGTTTCCGGCATCATCGGCGCAATTCCGGATCTTGTCGCATCCATCCCGCAAATCATCAGCGCAATAACGACGGGCATTGCCAGGGCGCTACCCAAAATCATCCAGTCCGGCGTTTCGCTGCTCCAGAAATTTATTGAAGGCATCCTTTCCAATATTCCCGCGCTGGTGGCCGCTCTTCCCCAGATCATCAGCGCCATTGTGGAGGGCATCGGGGCGCTGATTGGCGGCATTGTTGACGTGGGCAAGAGCATTGTGGAGGGGATCTGGAAGGGAATCCAGGAAATGGCTGGATGGATTTACGACAAGGTTACAGGGTTCTTTTCCGGCATTGTGGACGGTGTGAAGGACTTCCTTGGAATCCACTCTCCCTCTACGGTGTTTGCCGACATGGGCAAAAACATGGCTCTTGGTCTTGGACAGGGCTGGGACAATGAATATGACCGTATCCGCCGGGATATCGAGGATGGTATGGACTTCGGCACCGCAAGCGTGGACTTTGCGTCGTCCGGGTTGGGTGTGGCGTCCGCTGGTATGGTCAACGGAGTTTCAGCATCTGTGCAGGGAGCAGGGATGTCTGGAGGGAGTATTACAGTTAATCTAATGATGCCTGACGGCACCAAATTCGCCTCCTATCTGCTTGGCCCCCTGTCTAACTACGCAAAGGCAAACGGTACGCCAATTCTCCACCCAACGTAAGGCGGTGAAAACACGTGAATCAACTTGTATTGGATACCACAGGCACACCAGTTACCTTGCCGGAAAGCCAAAAGGGCGGCTATATCGCAGAGTTAAAACCGCTTTCCGTAGATGTGGAGATGGTCACCGGCAGGATTGTAAGAGAACTGCGCGGGAATGTATGGGTTTTGCGCTACCAATATGGATATTTCACGGATCAAATGAGGAACTCCGTGCTTTCCGCATGCGAAAAAGGGAGAGGACAGGCCATTACATGTTTGTTCCTTCCCCCGCACTCTGAACAGATGATCACATCAAAATTCATGGTAACAGAGCTGACCTATCCAAAATTTATGTGGAGCCGTCAAGTTATGGGTGAAATTGTTGACGAAGATGGAGAGCCCATAGAAACCCTTGTTCCCGTCCCAATGTGGGGTGATTTCTCGGTAGAACTAAGGGAGGTGAAACCCAGTGATTAGTTCGACCACAGCGTATCAGGCAGCGATTGTGGGCGACACCAGACGGATCTATTTACAAGCAGTCATAGATATTATTGACCCGGATATTACCTATGGCACAGTATCCAGCTCCGGCATGGCTAACGTATGCAAGTCGGAGCAAATTCACGACAAGGAGATGGAGATTGTTCCATACGCTACGCTTCAGGCTAACCGCTGGGCACTCAACGGGCAGTTCAAGCTGTTTCCACTCCATGGGGACGATCATATCGGCTTCCTGGGGGATACCCTGTCCGGCGCGGATGGGGTGTTTTCCCCAGCGGTGTGGGTAGAGGAGCATTTTTCCAATGTCTCCATCCTTCAGGCGTGCTCCATCTACTTCCCATCAGCGGATTGGGACGGAGTGCCCGCCGACTTTACTGTGGAGGTCATGCAGGGCAGAACGGCCTACTACACCAAGACAGTGACCGGCAATACTGCGTCCAGCATTGCATTGGACGGATTCACCGTTAACAACCCGGACGCTATTCGGGTGACGGTGACCAAATGGTCGAAAGAAAACCGCCGTATACGGATACCTGAAATTATTCCGGGCCTGTATGAGAAGTGGACAGGAAATGAGATTGCCGTGTTTTCTCTTAAGCACCAGGGGGACGTATCCTGTATGACACTACCGTATGGCACATGTACCATTAAAATGGACAACTTGAGCCGCCGCTTTGAGCCGCGAAGCAAAAATGGCGTATTCCAATCCATCGAAGAGCGCCAGGGCATCCCGGTCTCTATAGGAGTACGGCTTTCGGACGACACGGTAGAGTACAAGCCAGCCGGCGTGTTTTATCAGTACTCCGGCGGCTGGAAAACCGGCGACAACGGCCTGACCATGCAGTGGGATCTGGTCGATATTGTTGGCCTTTTGGCTGATCGTGAGTTTATCCCGCCGTCCATCCTGCCTACCACCCTGTCTGGCTGGATTTCCGCCCTAGTGGCCCAGATGGGAGAAAATTTCGCGGGCATGTACGCGGTA